CTAAATCAGCAATATTATTTTCAGTATCATCATAAATAATATTAACTTTATCTTCTGTTAGAGAAAGATAAATAATACCAGGCACACTAGTGTGGTCATATTCTACTACTGTCCAAGATTCTTCTTCTACAATAAAATTAGTTGCTCGATCTATAGAATAACGTGGCATTAATAATTCAGCATATTTATTTGGTTGTGGTGTAATTAAACTATTCCAAGTTCTAAAATTTGCTTTAACTTTCGAGTCTAAAGAACTTACAAAATATGACCAAGATTGCTGTAAATGTCCTTCACTATCAATCCATTTCATTAAGTAATTACAGCGCACAATCCAAAAGCTTCTAAAAGTGCCATTAACCTTTTTTTCTTCTTGAATAATAATCCATTTCTCAATAGAACCATCATCAAGCGTCCAATTCATAATATCTCCTACTTTAATAGGAATATTATTTGCAACTTCTAAAAACATTATTTTTTCATATTCTTTATCTTTACTTGTAAGAATAATACCATCAAAGTAAATACCACGTTCAACAGAAAGATTTCTAATAGTATGAGGAGATTCGGCAAGCCATTTTTCAAAAGAACGTATGCCGCCGTTTCTTATTCGTTCAGCAGTTGTTTCACCCAAATGATTTATGCGGGAAAAATATACATCAAGATAATTCACTTGGAACCTCTAAACCGCCAATTAAATTCATACATTCAAAAATAGTTGATCTAAAATAATCATATTTTAGAAGATATAATGAATTTAATTTACCAATTAAAGCCCAATAGTTAATTGAATTTGGACCTAATCCGCGCAATTCAATTATAATTGAATTTAAAAATTTTTCCCAATCACCATTTTCTTTTTCTTTTTCACAAAGCACTCCATAAAGACGACCTTTTAATTTATTTTTATAACCTTCAAAGGTTTCATCATATAGCATTCTTTTTACCTGCCAATTTCTTAAATAAAATTGCTGGGGTTTTTTCACGCGAACGATCATAAACCCCTTCTGCCTTATGAACTTCTAAGTTTATAGCAGATTCTAATTTATTTAATTTATCTAAATGATTTGCTTGTGAAAAATCTTTATCGGCATATAGCTAACGAATATTCTCCCAACTTGCAATACATCTTTTAACCCATTCATGTTTCATATAAAGCGCCAAAAGTTGTATTTCGTCATTGGTTAAATCTCCTACAAATTGATAAGTTTGTAATTGAGGAGTATTTTCTTCTGTTTGATTTTCTCCTAAATTAACTTCTTCTATGTCCAAACTTACACGCGGATACTTAAACCTAAAAATAGCAATTTTGAGAAGTTCTTGCCAATCCCGCTCAACGATTGCCAGTTCTTCCTCAAGAGTCCATTCATCCGCGGTAATGCGCGCTAAAAAGGCGTCATACACCTTGAGAAAGGGAGTAGCCATAATTACTTCTCTTCAGCCTGATGTTTTACTGCAATTGCTTGAATAACATCAATGCCGCAATATGTTTTAATTAGAGCGGTAAATGCATTATCAGTAATATTGTTTTCTACAACATACTGCACAATAGTATCTTTTGCCGCAGAAGGAGCAATCTTAATATAATTAGCAAAAGCAGTAATATCACGATTTTCAATCATCTTGATAATTTCTTCCTTCTCCTTTACATTAGCAGGAGTTTCAATAACTGCACGCTCTTCTGGAACACCTTCAATCTTAATATATCCACCACGAATCATATTTTGAATACCAGGCTCATACATTAAATCTTCATATTCAGTTGGAGTTAATGTAATAACCCTATTAGGTGATAAACTGCGGCTTCTCATTGAACCGTCTGAAGTACCTACAACAACAGTAGCAGAACTAATATTCTTTAAAGTGATTTTTCCCATATTATTTTCCTCCTTTAACTCTAAAAGAAAAATGGGATGGGCGAGACTCTCACCCACCCCATTGTTATTGGTTTATTACATATTAATTAATTATGGATGCGCAGTAGCATAAGCGGTAGCAATAGCAGCGTCTAGAGTATCATTATAATCCTTCCAACCATCTGCTTCAATACCAGCATTATAATAAATGCCCCAATAATTTGGAGTACCTACCATAGCTACGCCAACCTTTAGATAGCCCTGTAGAACGATCTGATTATCGCCCTCGTGATCATCCCACTCACGGAAGTATGGAGAGCCTTCAAAACCTAGCTTAATTAGCTTTTCCTTGCCAGCAGGAATTACATAAGCAAAAGAAGGATTCATAACTAGCTTCTCATTCTTCTCATCAGTATAAGACTGTGGCATTACAACAACTGGGAATCCACGGAACTTACCAATATAACCCTGTTCACGTACTTCAATCATATCCTGATCAGAAATCTTAACGCCATACTTTGTACCTTCGGTATAAACAATAGCATTAGTCATTTCAGCAGCAAACTCTGGGGAGCAATAAATAACTGGAGAACCATAAGCAGCAACTACGTTGCAAAGCTTTACCATAGAAGCAGGATCAAAACCAGAAGCAATAACCTTATTCTTAGATGGACGACCAGCCATATTCCAAGAACTTAGTAGAGCTTCCTGAACCATTTCAAAAATACGATCAGTAATACCTTGCTGAATAATCTCATAAATGTCAGTCATATTTTCGATGCCATCAAGATAGCGCTCGAAATCAACATAACCAGCTCCACCAATAGCCATTGGATACACATCAAACTTATCGCGGTCTAGTCTGAAGGTCTCATAGTTACCAGATTCAGTAGCACGAGTTACAAACTGACGACCACGCTGCTTGCCGCGAGTTACACGGAACTCTAAACGAGAACCCTGTGGTACACGGATAATTTCAGTAAACATATCTAGAGCGCTCTGAATATTCTGTGGTAGAACATCCTCTAGATTCTGAGATAGTAATTCAAATAGATCAATCTTATTACGCTCAAACTTATAGCGATTAATGCGGCCCTTATCGTCGCAAAGTAGCTTGGTTAGCTCGTCGCGAAGGGCGGCTTCATAGTCATAATTTTCGGCGGCGAACTCAGCAGGAACCTTGCGGCCGAAAACACCATTCATTAGAACTTGTAGCTTATTCATAGTTCGCACCTCCCATTATAGACTAATAATCTGATACTTAATGCCTTTCTCGCCATTAGGTACAGTATAATATTTTACAACCTTACCATAGATACCTTCATAATTCTGTGGTAGAGTCTTTACAAGCTGTGGTACACACTTAGTACCAGAAGCAGGAATAACTACATAAGCAACATTAGAAGCAGTAGCAAAATAGGTATCAATTGCAGCTTCATTAGCAAATACAGTATCATCATACTGTAAGCAATTGGTGGTAACAGTGTCGCCTACACCTAGAATACCTACACGAGGATAATCGCCGGCGACTTTGCGGCCAAAATTCTTTAGGCCGTAATGATAATCATCATATTCTTTTTCAGCAGTATAAACAATACCAATAGGCTTGTCAGTAGTAGCGGCGGGAGCATTAATAGCACCAGCGGCCTTATCTGCAACTACCCACATACCATTCTCACAAGGAGCCTGAGGGGTAAAAGCAGAGCCTAGAGGAGTTTGAGAAACTACCATACCAGTCTTTGGGAAAGCTACCTGATTTAGCTCAAGACTAGCATACTTTTCATGTGGAAATCTTGTTAGAGCCATAACATTTTCCCTCCTTAATTTTTACGATACTTTTCCATAAATAACGCGAATTGAGTTTGTTCTGGATCTGGTAGTGGCACTTTCTTTACTTCACCGCCAGTCATTTGCTTATTGGCAAATACAATAGCCAACTTGCTCTCCAATTCATCATAAGAGAAGTCATTAACCATAGTTTTAATTGGATTAATTTCTTCTTCTGTAAGAATTTTTTCATACTTTTCTACCAATTCATTTTTGCGAGTATTCTCAGCTTCAATAGCTTGTGATTGATAAGCTTGTAGAGAATTTTGTAATTCTTGATTAGTAGAGCGTAGAGTTTCTAATTCAGTATTAGCACTGTTTTGGAAAGCTTCTAATTCTTCAATTCGTGCTTGCGCAGTATTTAAATTTTCTTGTAGTTGATTGTAGGATTCTTGCAACTCATTAAATTGAGTCTGTAGGGTCTCAAATTCAGAAGGCTCAGCAGAAGTTTCTTCTACCTGTACTTCTTCTTCAACAGTTTCAGTTACTTCAAAAGTTTCCTCTACAGTAGTTTCTTCAACTGTTTCTACAGTTTCTTCAACTACAGTAGTCTCTTCAAAAGTCTCTGGAGCAGCTGTTTCTTCGGTTTGAGGATCTACAACTTGAGTTTCAAGCTCCTGATTTTCAAAATCATTCATTGGTTGTTCTCCTCCTTCTTGATTTTTTTCCGCCTCTTCAACTTGTGTTTTGAGGTCAAACAGAAGTGAAGAGAACTTCTCATATTGAGATTTATAATTTTCGTCAGCCTTTTCAAAAAAAGCTGAAGCCGAAAAACACGGTTCGTGAGAGCCAATTATACATAGACCCATAATCGCGGCCTTTGTGTAAACAAAATATTCTATTCCATTAATGTCAGCCCAATCACCTTCAATTGAATTAACATCTAATTCCATAGACTGATTTTGCCCAACAACAAAATTCGCTTCTTCAAAATATCGAACAAATAATACGACAGAGAACACAGCATATTCGCGCTGCACTCCATCACTATCGGTAAATAATTGCCATCCTTCAAAACCTTCAACATAGCCATAAGCATTAGCTAATGTTGGTCCGGTATGCCCTGCCCAACTTTTGGACTCTGGGTCAAAAAATCCAACAACAGGGGTGTCGCCGCGAGTGGCACTGTCGATTAACATTTCCGCAACGCTATCTTTAATATAAGAACCATTGCGATTACCATATCTGGTAAAAACACCAACTTTTAAGCGGCCTATACCGTTTGTATTTGAAATGGGTTCTAAAGGAGAAACAATTACAGCATTATCAAAATATACAGGAATTTTCTTATCCATAATTATTCTCCTTATCCTGCGGCCGCAATATTGGCCTGTGTCTTTTCAGATTTTTGTTCATCAGGGAGTTCCGGACGACCTCCCTTATTATTTAAGTCATTACTCTTTTGATTATTTCCTGTTTTTTGTCCCGTAGAATTATTTTTTTCTTCGCTAGCAACTTCACCGCCAGGTGTAGTATAAGAAGACTGTAATGGAATCATTTTTTCTGACATCTTTAAGAAGTCATTTTCAAAATCCATTAAACTAATTTGATCACGTTGTTTAATTCCCATAGCTACGCCCGCGAACATTTTAGAATAACCATATTGTGCGGCACGGAAATAATTTTGTTGAATGTCTTGCCTATTAAAAACTGTAGTTGGTAAAAATTCAAAATCAAATTCTACACCATTGCGCGCAAATTTTTGATTTAAATGAAATTTAATCCAAGTTTCATAAGCATTTAAGAAAGAAATCATTAATGATTCATCTTTTTTAATAGAATAAGACAATGAAGAACTGCCATCTGCATTAAATAATAGAACACTTCGTCCTAACGCATCATATGCATTATTACGATATTTTTCAATTCTATCCTTAGATTGAGTTGCCGCAGAAGTATTTTGTAAATCTTCTAATGAAGTATCTCCAAATGTTGTAAGAACATCAACAGTGTCAATATCACTTAACATATCTGCAACAGAAGCGTGAATATCAGCAACTTCATCAAGTTGAAATACTAACTCACCATCTTTATCAGTAGGCATCTTCTGAATTAGTAATTTATAAAGTTCATTTTCATCTCGTTTTTCTTCACGCACAACAGCATCTTCTAATTTTTTTAATTGCGGAATACTTGCTAAAAGTAATGGAATTTGATCATCCGTATGAGTAAAACAAACACCGCCATTTATCGCTGGAATTTCTACCCAAGGATCAACTAATGTTTTTAATACATAATATTTATTCCAAGCCTATTGAATAACAAGAGGAAAATTTTTCAGAGCTTCTTCTCGCAATTGCTCATCTTTAATAGCGCTAAAATAATGTAAATTAAATTCAAGAATATTTAAATTATTAAAATCCTTAAAACGAGAGCGACAATATTCTATTGGCAAATCTTGAATAACAACTTTATCACCATCTTCTTGCAAAATCCCATAATAAATTCCTACTTTTAACCATTCTTTAGTAATATGTGTAAAAGTATTGGGAACATCCAAATTTTCTACAAATTGACAAGCAGTATCAAAATTCTTTAGAATTTGTGTTTTTGAACCTTTACCAGACATTATAGGAATTACTATTGTATCATATAGTGGTAAAGTAGCTAAGTAATCAATATTATTTTTATACTCACCATTTGTACGATAAAAATATAAAGATAATTGCTAGGCTGCGGATAATTCACCAGATTTAATTATTTCATAAATTGTTTCTAAAGTAAAATCATCGTGAACAGCAAAACCATTTCTAAAACCCCATCTAGTATATGATTTTTCATTTATAGGAGTGCGGCGATACTATCTTTTAATTTGTAATTTAAATTTAGAAAAATCATGCTTTTTCTCTCCCAAAATACTCACCCCCTTTTTCTAGGACTAAAGAAAGTATATTGACTGAAGTCACGTTTATTCTTCTTTTGTAATGCTTTATCTTCATAATATTTTACTCTATATAAACCATATTCTAGAGAAGAAAAACGGTCTTTTTCAATTGAACGCGAAATTCTATCAATCTTAAATTGATTTTGGATACCAGTTGGTTTTAATTTTAAATTATTAATTTCATCAACTAATCGTGAAGTCATTTCATAGGGAAGTAAGAAAACTCGTTTATCATATAAACTCATTTTTTGACCTTTCTTTGTTTTCATTAACTTATCTTTAACTATACGTTCATGCGCGAGTAATGATACTGTACCATTATTTATTTGCGCGAAAAAATTAGAATGGATAGCATCATCATTAGAAGAACCAGCTTTTATATCATAAATTATAGCATTTAGTTCGGGCCATGGTTCTTCACTCTCTGCCTTCTTATCCGGCGGCAAATGATGATCGTTGTTAAATGCGTAATAGGCTGGAAATTGTTCACCAGTTTTCGCATCAAAAGATGGTAAAACCATTGCATCAAGAAGGCCAATTCCAGGACCATTACCGTCAATAACAATCTCTCTGGGTTTATATAATTGAATAATTTTCTTTAAACGAGGAGCTTGCTCTGTGATATAGTTTGCTCCGTGAATAACTTCGATATAAACAACATTCTTTTTAAAACCATTATTGTTTGGTAATACTTTAATAACAGAAATCGCAGTATTTGCAGAATATCTAGCAATATCCGCACTTACTATATAAAAGGTGTTTGGATTAGTAGGATTTTCTTGTGCTTTTCTCTCACATTTTAATAAAGTTCTTCTCTTATTAATTTTTTTAGAGTCAAGCCACGCTTCTTTATTATTACCTGTCCAAATTGATAGAGATTCGCGAGCAAATGAATCTTCACTCATTGTATTAGAATAGCGTTGATCCATTAAAGTCGCTTTATCTATTAGCCCGTAATGTAGAGGGACTTCATAGGAAAGACCCCAAACAAAAGATTCAGATGGTCGTAAAACAGCATTTACGGCGCACTCAATAAGTTTACCATACATAAATACTGTTTTTTCGCGCGCGGTAGTAATGAAGATTTGAGCTGCGGAAGGCTCTTCTGGGTTAAGAGAACCATCAACTTCACGACGAGCAACGTTCATTTGAGGAAGAAGAACTTCATTGTAGTCCTCTTCTTCAATGGTCGCGCATTCCTCTAAAATGCCAGCGGTCGCGCGCAATCCACGGCTTGTGTCTTTTGAGACAACAGTAATCATACTACCATTGCGAAAACGTAATTCATAATAGTTACCACTTTTCTTTTCACCTTGTTGACCACCGCTTTCACGAGTTTGTAGCTCATTTTTTAGCATAGGCCAATGCCGCCAAATTTCATTAAATTTAGCTTCAGCAATTTTAATAACAGTTCCTTTTACATCAGAAGAAATGAAGATGTTAGAATTAGGTAGTAGGACGGCGCGCACAACAGAACTTAAATAAGCTGTAAATGATTTAGAAGTTGCGCGAGTGGCTGTCCAATAGTGATAACGGTAGCGCATAGACGCGCGCAAAGCAATACGCTAATAAAAGAAAAGATTGAAATTTTTCTTATCTTCTTCTGGCTAAATTGAATCTAGAAACAAATCTGGATAAAGTAACCAATAATTTAAGTATGAAGTAAAGAGTTCTTTATTTGCATCAAGAAATTCTTTTGTTAAAACAACGCCTTTTTCAACAGGGATTCCATCTTTCAGAAAGAGCTTATCTTCTGTCATACTAAATCACCTGCCAATTCATCCTCTCCCTCATACTCAATATTCGCCGTTTCATCAAATGAAACATCTTCATTTTCAATATTTTCAAGGCGTTCGGTTAAATTATAACGTTCACGCGCGTCTTCAACCTGTTCTGCGAAATTACCTTCATTTACCACTAATCGCTTCAAATAATTTTGAATGTTTTGCATACAGAAGTCAACTGAATCTTGCGGCTCCATATGCCATTTTGGATGCCATCCTTTTTTCCCATAATAAACCATTAATTCACCTACGCTTTCAAAGTCTGCGGCATTTTTTGCATTAGTAGCTTCAAAGTGCGCAATCTTGATTACGTTATCGCGAGCATCCATATCCTTCTTAATGTCTGCTCCTTCGCGCAAACCTTTCTTTATGCGAAGTTCAAGTTCACAAAGATCGCGCGCATAATGTTGAAGAATAGGAGTGGAAACATTTTGTGTAGCAACAATCTAATTATAGTATTCGTCTAAGAAAAAGAGCTCTTCATTAGTATAAGTGGGGGACCAAGTTTTTTTCAATTTACGAAGTTTTGCCGCAGATAGGGCCGCGATTTCTTCATCTATTGTGCCTTCTGCGCGAGCTTGCCGCCAACGTTCATTTTCATCTGCCCACTATAAGGACTGATAATGGTCATCAAGTAGTGTGTTAAAGTAGGCAGTTAAGGTATGATCTTTATGAATAGCATAAAGTTGACTCCATTTGTCTAAATCAAAGGGAATATCTAAATAGCGGCATAAACGGTCTACTTCTCCAAAGTTGTCTTGCGGCACCATTGTTTCAAGGCAAGATGTGCAAAAGAGAGAACGATGAGAGGGGAAGAATTTAGAAGGAGTGTATTGAAATTCATATTCAGGTTTTTCTTGCCTACATTTCATACATTTTCGCGTCTTTACTGCGTCTGTCATATTCAGTCTAACCTCCTTTCTCAATTCGTTTCTTTTTCTCGCATTCTTTGCAGTTGGAGGCGAAATGGTCTTTGCGGCTATTGTTGGTGGCGAAGAAGTAGTTGTTACGAGGTAGCCAACGGCCGCAGGTAAAGCAACGTTTACGCTCTTCTTGTGGAGTAGTGAGAAGCATACGATATTTGGTGGCGGCCTACGCCATTTTTTCTGGCACTTCTTTTGAAAGAATGGTGCAGATGTGGTTTTCGTTGTATTTTAGGCCGAATTTTTCTTGTAGTTCGGCCGCGATTTGCGCGTGAGATGCGCGATCAACTTTTCGCGTCACAATGTATTCCCTTACTTCACTAAAGCCACACATATCGAAATAGCGGTCGAAATCATAAATGAGGGTGCGGCCCCAGCTATCAAGTTTTTCGTGTAGTTCCATATAAATGGCACCGTAATGATTTAGAAGAGCTTTTATGTGGTAGGGATTTTCCCAATCAAATGTTTGTCGCCTTACTATCCATTTCACTTCTTGCGCGCCAGTAGTAGGATTGGTGCGTGTTTCATAGTCTTCTATGTTGTGTGAGATGGATGAGAGAAGAGCATTGTCTACGCGCGATTGCCATTGTTCGCGCGGCATCCAATAGAAGGAATCTTCGTCCCAGTTGTATGTTTGAGCTTTTGGCGGCGTTAGGGAGAGAAAGTGGAGAGTTGGTTTGTAGGCATCTTTCAAATAGTATTGGTGCCTTCTTATGTCTATAAGCATATGGCGGAATTGGTATAGGCGGTATGAATCTTCAAAGATTTGAGTATCTTCATCGGGTGGTATTTTCCCTTCATTTACGGCCAAAATGTGATCTAGGCGGTCAATGTCGGCCCAAAGCTGCGCCATACCCGGTATATCGCTATCGCCAGCATCGACTAATTCACCTGTTTTTTTATCGTATTTTGGGCGCGCGATAGTTGGTTTTTTCTTGGTGTAAATGTAGCGTTCATCCATTTTTTGTAATGTTTGTTGGTCTGCGAGAGGGTTGTCCAATATTTCATCAAGTGACTGAACTTTATCTGCGGCACGCTGAAAGCTTTTATATCGTTTATCACTGTCAGTTGTTTCGCCGCGCTGAACTGCGTTTTTCCCATTCTCATCTTTACCGTATAAAATGTAGGATGCCATTTGTTCAAGTTCAGTATGGGTGGGGTTGGTTTCGAGTGAGTCGAGAATGTCTTCAATGGCGTGAAGGCGATCTATGTCTCGCTCTATGCTATAGTCGAGAGAGTATTTTTTCTTCATTTTGTACACCTCGTGGGTGAATACAACTTCCTTCATTATAGATTTTAACATATTTTTTTAGAATTGTCAAGTATTTAATTTTAGAATTTTTTAAGTTTCAAAAAATTTCGGTTGGTGGAATTTGGGTTATAAAATTGGATCGTTGGTGGAATTTGGGGAGCGCCCTTAACACAAATTTAACATAACCTTAAAAAACCTGTAACATACCCCCGGGACCTGGCCAGAGCCTGCTAAAGTGCTAACACGACACCACTTTACCACACGAAAGTACGCTTTCGCGCGCTAAAGTGCTAACACTTTACCATAGTAAAGTGTAAAATCCGACTTTTTTGGTAGGGTATGGCTTCATTCCAATTCCGAGTAAATTGGTAGGTATACCCCTGTTTCAATTTTCGTCGATCAGGTCAAACAGGCCCGCCCACTTTAGTATGATAAAGCGTTAAAGTCTACCTCCCCAGTAGGGTTTTAAAAATGAGCACAAAAAGTCTACCACTCCGCAGGACTTTAGTATGGTGAAGTGGAAAAGTCTACCCCTCCACAGGACTTTCATAAAGTAAAGTGCTACGCCGCCAGACTTTAGCACGTTAACACAAAAAAGAGGGCGGTTCTTATCGAACCGCCGCGAGGGCTTTGGCTATCGTATTCTCATTCGCAAGGCTTGCGGACTCGAACTTGATCTGATACTTGACGCCGTTCACGGTCAGGTCCCCGTCTACGAAGTAGGGAACGGAATCCTTGTGCCACTCTTGCCCGGCGCGTTCGGTCACGAACTTCTCGAACGCCTCGCCCTTGTTCTTGCGGCTTGCGAGAACTTCGTCCGCGGTGCCGATGTAGGCGGCGCCGGCGTTCATCAGGCGAGCCTTCGCGAGGGCGGTCATCCGGATGCGGAGCTTGCGGGCGCCGCCGTGAGCGGTGCTTTCGCGGTCGAGACCGATCAGCCACTCGGGCAGGTTGTCGAGGATGATCTCGTAGACTTTGCCGTTCATCAGGAAGCCGATGATGTAGGCGGCGGCGGCGGTGGTGGCTTCGTAGGCGTTCAGCAGGTTCTTCATTGTGTAGCACCTCTCTCTCATTTCTTGAGTATAGTATACCACACCGGAACGCCGTTGTCAATAGGTTTTTTGCGAGTTAACAAACTCTTAACAAAGCACTTCTCCGCCGGTTAGTTATAACTAACCCATGCCTTCACTCTCCCCTGTCTCTCCATCGGGTGCAACTATATTATAACAAAAAAGAAGGGGTTTGTCAACCCCTTCTTATGTTAAGATTAGATGATCTGTTCACCGATTCCGTCAAACATCGTATAGGTACGTCCGAAAGTCTTGGAAGTGAAAGTATGCGTCTTGCAGAGCCACGCGCCAACCACGATGTTCTTATTGTATTCGGTCAGGTTGTATTCAGTCTTATAACCAACACTGTAAAAACCGGAAGCCTTGCGCGCGGTCTCAACTTCCACGCAGATGATCGCGTAAGTGTCAACAATGCCGCCCAGATAATCCAGCGCGTTCTCCGCAATTGTGCTGATCTTCTTAGCGCGATTGTTCTGGAAGAAGCAAAACCCTTTGCTTGTGGTGTTGTGGTTCTTGCTATAATCAGTGGTATTATAAACGGTTTCACCGTTCAGGATCGCTTCCATTTCAGCCTTGCCAATGAACCGGAACATCTTCATCGTGTTTACTTCCTTTCTTGTCCCTTTCGTTGTACTAATTATAACACGTTCCGGGTAGTTTGTCAATACCTTTTTATGTTAACTATATGTAAACTTCTACTGGTTAGTTAGTCATAACTAACCTTCCGGCCGACCAGTTATTTTCGTTAAGGTTTCGTTAAGCCACTGGCCGGCCAGGACACTTTACCATAGTAAAGTGATTCTAGCGTCCTCTCTGGCCGCTTTTTGTGGATAGAAATGACCGGCCGGTTTATATTGTCTCTCAAAAACGGCCTGAGCGGGCGATCGTGAAAAGTTGCACAAAAATGTTAAACCAAATGTTAAGAACAGGTAAATATCGGCCAGCGAAAATGTTGTAATACAGGCCAAATTAACACAATCATAACAAAACTACTTAACAATTTGTGCAACTTTTTCTATCTTGTCTCCGCCGGCCCGCGGACACTTTAGTATGCTAAAGTGGTAACGTAATAAAACTGGCCGGCCAGGTTTGATTATCTTTGACTATTGACTATCACCACGTTAGCATAGTAAAGTAATAAATAACTGGCCGGCCCGCGGAGTTAGTTTACGCTAACTAATCAACTGATAGTTGCGCAACTGGCGGTAGAAAACAACTGGCAGTAGAAAATAAACTTTACGTCAACTTTACACAAAATACATCTGTTCTTAATGACAAGCCGGATTCCATATGCTATAATGTATACAGAAATTGAGGGAGGGACAAAACAATGACGCGCGAAGAAATGATTAAGGCTTACACCGAAATGGCCGCCGCTCACAAGTATTTGGTGGGCTTTGAGTATCAAAACAGGCTGTACTACACGATTTATGCTGGCATGATTCGTGACGATATGCTGAAGGGCGACAGGGCCGCGGCAAGCAAGGGCGGCATGATGAAGGTCCGCGTCCGCGTGAGCGCCAAGCTGAAGGCCATGATCGTGAACAGCGACAAGGCTATCATGCTGGGAGCTGCCAGCCTGCTGGACACCAACGACAAGTACAACAAGGGCGAGCGCTTTGAGCGGCTGGTCACCGAGTTGGTCGCTGGGCAGACCTGGGCGAAGGACAACGTTCCCTTCAACGTGGCTGGCGACATCCAGCTGAACGGCGAAGAGGTCCAGGTCAAGTTCGATGGCGCGGAGCTGACCAACGAAAAGACCCTCCGCAGGATGATGGCGATGGCGTGAGCCATCGTCATCCACCCGGCCAGCTAGTTAACATAGATTTAACTTGACAAGCAAGCTACAACTGAATATAATAAATATAGAAACAAATGAGAGGAGCTACTCAAAATGAAGTATTACCTGATTACCTGCCATCGTGGTCACTGTGGTTGCGGCAATAGCACTGACATCACCTTCGCCATCGTCGCCAAGAATCTCCTGCACGCTTGTAATATCGCCCGCAAAATGCCGAGCGTAAAGCATACGCGGCTTGCCATCTATGGGCGAGAGATTACCCAAGAGGAATACAACGAGCGGCGCAAGATAAACGCCTACCACCGTTTCGACTATTAACGGCACAACGTGCTGTTAATTTCTTGTTAAGCAACAGGCCGGCCCGCAAATTTACACAACCTTAACAATCGAAGTCATAATGTTGTCGCGCAATATGTATAGGTTATGACATAATTGTTTGATATACTATAACCAAGAGGTGAGAGGAAATGAAAAATTTTTTTGCAAAACTGATTGGTTTATGGCTTTGTTTGTCCTTTCTGATGGTTTGTTTTGATGTTTGGAGTGTGTGGACTTTAATTTGTGGTATTATTGGTGGGTTAATTTATGTTTTCTTAACTGTGTAAACTTTATGTTAAGAACTGGGCCGGCCCGCAATGTTAAGATTATGTTAAATAGCAAAAAAAATACTTGACTTTTGCCGCAAAATCCAGTATACTATATACAGAAAGAGAGGGAAAACGAAATGAAAAAAATCTGGTTCGACATGGATGGCACTATCGCAGACCTTTACGGCGTGGAAAATTGGCTCCCGATGCTGATTGCGAACGACCCCACCCCCTACATCGTGGCGGCTCCGCTCCTGCGGCTGGCGACCCTCGCCCGCGAGCTGAACAAAGTCCAGCGAGCTGGTCACGAAATCGGCATCATCAGCTGGCTGTCGAAGAACAGCACCGCCGAATATGACGAAGCTGTAACCGCCGCGAAGCTGGCATGGCTGGCAAAGCACCTGCCGAGTGTCCGCTGGAACGAGGTCAAAATCGTCGCCTACGGCACGAGCAAAATCACCGAATGCGGCGGCGGTATCCTGTTCGATGACGAGGACAAAAACCGCAACGAATGGGGCGAAGGTGCTTACGAGCCTTCTCAAATCCTTAACATTCTCAAAGGGCTGGTTGCTTAACCAGTCTTTAACATTTCGGGCCGGCCAGTCATTTAACATATTCTTAACTTGACATTGAATAGAGTTTTTGCTATACTATATATAGAAAACGAAAGGGGAATATCACAATGACAAACTTTGAAAGAACTCCTCTCTATGATCGTATGGCGGACTTTATCAGCATTATGGATGAGGACGAACTGCGCGAACTCGCAGAGGTTTGCAAGGTCAAGGCAGACCTTCTTCAGCAGAGCCGCCGCGAACGTCAGCGCGATGAACTCATCAAGAATCTTCAAGACGTTCTGACCGCTATCCAGCGCGCGGGCTTCTCTGTCGATATTAAAAATGTCGACGATTGTATCCAGAGTGTTGAACTCTTGCCTGGCGATATTTATTCCATCGAAATGCACTATGTGGCAAGTAATTGCCCACATTAAGTTTGTGTTAAGAACGGGCCGGCCCGCAATTTAACACAGAATTAACTTGACTTCATACTTAATTTCTGCTATACTATATGTAGAAAAAGAAAGGGGATTTGAACCATGACAGTTAAAGAGCTTATCACCATTCTGAACACTCTCCCTTCCGATGCGACCGTGGTTTACGCCGCCGACCGCTTTGTCGCGGATGAAGTCATCTATGATGACTACGACAACACCGTGACTTTCGCGGGCACCGACGAGTTTGGTGATGACATCCCCGATGACGTAGACGAAAGCAACTATGACCCATATGCGGGTTGCGATGTCTACGAAGTTGATGCTTGGTTTTAACCAAGTGTTAACTTTTCGGCCGGCCCGCAACTTAACAATCTTTTAACTTGACTTCTTCTATAAATTCTGCTATACTATATATGTCGAAAGGAAAGAAGGGACTGATTCCAATGGGTTAGAGTAAGGGGCAACTGACTACTTGGCGGTGGAGAACAGACCCCAGCGATTATGATGAAAACCGTTCCCCATTGACCTTGGGCAAGTCAATGATGTTTAAAGCCCACCTCGCGGACTGATCACCCGTGAGGTTAATTTTATGTTAAAATCTGGCCCCGGCCCGCTTTGTAAACTTTATGTTAACTATCACATAAATACTTGACATTTCATTTTCATTCTGCTATAATCATTATAGAAAAAGCAAGAAACGAGGTATCCTAAAATGAAGTGGGAAGAGCTTACCGCCGAGCAGCAGATTCGCATTTTCTGGACCGCAGGTATCGAAGATGATACAATTTCGTTTGACGAGTTCGACGAAATGATGCAGGGCTTTGTCTTTTACGAAGCCCATAATGCAGAGGGGGTATAATTATGCAGTTCAATCAATTTGATTTTGAATCTATGCGGCAATGGCTTAAATCTTTGCCGTGCGGTGATACCCGAATTATGCGGGCGCGCCTAATCACTTTTGACCTGATGCGATACCGTGAAGCCTACGATGAAATTTACAATTACATTATTATTATGGGTGGGGAAATCCAAGGGATTTAACCCACCCTTAACTTTACCCGGCCCGCCGAGTTAGTTATGACTAACTAATTTTATGTTAAAAAAGAGAAGGCTTACGCCTTCTCCTTCTCCTTGGCAGCCAGCTTCGCAGCCTTCTCGGCTTCCTTGACCGCCTTGGCGTCAGCCTTAATCTTCTTCTCGGCTTCCCACTCGGCAGCCTTTTCGTAGGGGTCAAAGGCCTTGGATACCTTGGTGTCCTTCCACGCCTTAGCCTTAACATCAACAGAAGTCCAAATTTCCTGTCCTTCAACTACCTGAAGAATGGCAAAAGAATCACCTTGCCACTTGACGGCTTCTGCTTCAACAAGCACAGGCATCAGCATAGCGATGGTCATCTGACGAGCGGTAGCCTTCATCTCATTAGCGTTCATAGCCATAGTGTTAATTCCTTTCTGGTTTAGTCACGCGGTTTTCCTTCCGCTCTTTGTATATTTATTATAGCAGAATTTTCAGTCGAAGTCAAGCACTTTACAAAAACTTAACAATTCGGGCCGGCCCGATAGTTAACATTCTTTTAACTTGACTTTTAGTGGGAATTGGATTATAATAAATATGTCGAGAGGGGATAAGACGTGGGCGGTTAACGCAGGCAGCCAACGCGGAAAGGGTTCAAATCCCTTGGGGAGACGTCCTCAAAAGCGCAAACCTCTTAACAGCCAGTAGAGTGGCCGCGCGTCTGGTTTATCAAAACGTGCGCTATTCTGAGAGTGTAGCTCAGTTGGTAGTAGCAACAGACCTTTAATCTGTGGGTCGAGAGTTCAAATCTCTCCACTCTCACCATCGAGTGCGACTTGCAGGACAATGTAGAAGCACTCAGTAACTATTAACGCAACTTCGGTTGCGTTAATTTCATTTTAATTTCACGGCCGGCCCGCGAATGTTAAGATTTGGTTAACTATCCCGAAAAACACTTGACTTTGTTCTGAAATTCTGCTATACTATTATTGTTGAAAGGGAAGAAAACCAATCACCTGTTCCCAATAAGCGAGGAGCCGCAGGTATTTGGTTAAGGTGAACGAAAAGGAATAAACCTTAACAAACTCTTAACTTGACATTATACCAAATCTCTGGTATAATAAATACACAAAAGGAGAACGACACTCCTAAAAACGAGAAAGGGTAACACTATGAAGAAGTCCACTCTGGAAGCCATCTGCAACTATCTGAACGGCGATAACTCTGTTGACCTGTCTGTTCTGCGTGAGGAAGTCACCGCGGAATATGACCGCCTGACCGCTAAGGCTCGCGCCAACGCCAGCGCGTATGAAGTCGCGCACGATGTGGTGTTCGCTTGCGCCGCGTGGGACAAGCCGATGACCGTCAAGGAAATCTTCGCGCTCGTCGAGAACGATGTGCCTGACGGCTTCACCGCCAGCAAGATGCAGTACGCTTTCTTGCACTACTGGGCGGACGAGGTTGTCAAGCACGACAACGGCAAGAACGCTTTCACCTACTCGGTAAAGGCGTAACGAGGGGAAAGGGTTACCGCCGCGGGCGGTAGCCCTTTCATTTTACCATTTTATTTGTAAAGTTTTCGTTAATTTTCGGGCCGGCGCGTGAGTTAACAATTATTTAACTTCACCCGGCCCGCGAGTTAACAAAATCTTAACTTGACTTTTTGTCCACATAGATGTATAATAAAGTCAATGAAGCGAAAGGAAATAACAACTATGATTCTTAACATTACTGACCGCTATATCCTGATTTTGGACGTTGAAACCGCGAACGACACCACGGACGCCATCGTGTATGACATCGGCTTTATTTTACTTGACCTTTACACGGGCGCAATCTGTGAGCGCGGCTCTTTCGTGATTCGTGATACTTTCGTTTATGAGCGCGAACTTGTGAAGGTTGCCTACTACGCCGATAAGATTCCTGAATATATAACGGACATTCAGCAGGGCAAGCGTCAAATGATAGATTTTATGGCGGCGCGGCGTCATATTCTTAACATAATGGCAAAGTATGATTGTCATACTGTCGCCGCGTATAATTGTAGTTTTGACCGTAACGCTCTTAACACTACGTTAAGATATTTAACGAAATCGCAATATCGTTACTTTTTCCCTTACTCTACTAACTTTGTATGTATTTGGAATATGGCGTGCTCCACTATCTGCCAGCGTGGAGAATATCGCACGTTTGCCGAGACTAACCGCCTTTTCTCCAATCGTGGTAAAAACTATCGCGCCACCGCAGAAACGGTTTACGCTTTCTTAACAAATAACCCCTCCTTCAAAGAGGAGCATAAAGGTTATGATGATGTTAAGATTGAGATGGTAATATTACAAAAGTGTTTAAGTTATGACTACACTTTTAAGGGTATTCGCCGTTGGTGTTGGCAAAGTGTTAAGCGGGGAGCGATTGCTCTCCGTTAATTTTATGTTAAGCGGCGGGCCGGCCAGAACTTTACACAGAATTAACTTGACTTTGTATTTAATTTCTGCTATTATATATATAGAAAAAGAACGGAGGGCATCAAAATGATGAATTATACCAAGGCGCAGGAAAAGGCGATCAACGACTACCTGGCGGTATGTATCAAAAACAACTATCATTGCCAGCATTGTGCGAAGAACGATAACGGCATTTGCTTTTTCGCTTTCCAGTGCTTCGCTAATGATATGATGCACTTTGATGATGGTGATGATAACTGTCCTTGTTCTGTATGCTTTGAAGATAGTTGTAAAAATTGCACGAAAGGAGATTTGTTTTATGACTGTTAAGGAACTAATTAGAGAACTTCAAGACGTGCCCGAGGATGCTATCGTGCTTGGTAGTGACCACCTCTACCAATATCATTGGATTGCTGATGGTGTTGATTATAATGATGCAACCAATACCATCTCATTTTATGGCGGAGATATTTTTGAGTTTGAAAATGAAGAACCCGATATTCCCAATGATGTAGATGAATCTAACTACGACCTTACTGCGACTGTGATAAGTAATAGGGTGTGGTAATTAACCGCATCTTAACAATCACCCGGCCCGCCGTTTAACAGAATCTTAACTTGACTTCTGTGCGTGAATTGTATATAATTATATCAGAAAGTGAGGGGAAACGAAATGGAAAAGAAAAACCAGAATCGCGAAACTTGGTGCGGCTATCGTCCTTCCGTGATGCCCGCAAAGAAGAAGAACAAGAAGCACGAACGCAAAGAGGGCAAGCAGATTTGTCGCGATGCTATGAAAGGGGCGAAAGATTAAATGACTTTGGAAGAAAGAAGAGAGCGTGCTATACTACGCAGAGAACTTAACAACTTATTAACCAAATGTGATAATGATATGCAGTATTTTCGTCGTTTAACTTGGGCTTTGGAGTTCATCTCTAATAACATTGACCGATTTGATATTATGATTGATGATCGTTGTAATATACTCGTGGAAGGGGATAAGGATTAAAATGGTACGTAAAGAATCAGACGGCAAGCATTTTGACCCTAACACAGGCAAGCGCGAAAATGTTTACTGCCCCGTCAATGGTTGGGACTGCCCCTATTATGAAAATGGCGTATGCTATGTGCGCGATCCTATGGAAGATTGCGACGATTGGGCGGTTCATTGGGAATCGTGGGAAGAATGGGAGGATGCTTAACGCATCCTTAACATTCTGGCCGGCCAGCAAATTTACAGAAAATTAACTTGACTTCTACTTCACAATCCGCTATAATAGATATAGAAAGTGAGGGGTTGGTTATGACTTATCAGATGCGCGCTTACCGTTATCTCCGCGCCTTGTTCGATTATGTGCGCGACTGGACTTACTGGCGGGATGTAGAAATTGCTACCGATAAGGTATACTTTGAGACTGGTGAACATGCGGAAGTAACTTCTGGTTCCTCGCGTATGGTTGTTGTTGGTAAAGATTTCGTTATTAAGTGGGATTACGATTTCGAAAACATTGAAACCATCGGCGGGTGTGAAGATGAGTTCCGCGTTTACAAGCGTTCTCTGTCCACTGGTTACGCCCATTTGCTTGCCCCTGTTTTCCGTATCTACCACCGCAACCGCTTCTTCTTCATTATGCCGCGCGTTGACCGTATCGGACCCGAAGAACATGAATATAAGGACATTAACGAATTCATAACCGAAGATGAATACGACTGGTTGCGCGATAACATCGGCGACCTTCACGGTTGGAATTGGGGACTTGATGAATTTAACAATCCCATAGTAATTGACTACGCTTGCCGCCCTTCTGATTATGTTTAGAGCAGCACGTTAATTTTATGTTAAATAACGGGCCGGCCCGCTTTGTTAAATCTTTGTAAAATCACTTGACTTTTTTCAAAATTTGATGTATAATAAATATAGAAATCGAAAGGAGAAAGTCAAATGTTTAGGTTGGTAATTTTCGCGCTTGTGCTATTGGTTTGGGACTATTGGGATATTAACAAACGCTTAACTAAATAATAACTTGACTTTCCTCCCCAAATCTGCTATACTATAATCACAGAGAACGAAAGGAGCAAAACACTATGGCACAGAGCAAAGCCGCCCTCGAAACCGCTATCCGTAATCAGATTCTCGACTTCCTCACCGCCAGTCTTTCTGAGCATTTTGACACTGACGTTATGGACGTTAGCGCCAGCGAACTGACGATGCCCGCGGTTGATGCCGAAGGCAACGAAAAGTTTGCGCTCATTAAGGTATCCATTCCGCGTGGTACTCGTAACGGTGACGGCGGTTACACACCTTACGATGGTTACGCCGCACACGAAGAATGGGAACTCGTCAAGGCAGACAAAGCCGATAAGGTAAAGGCGCGACAGGAAAAGGCAGAGCGCGCCGAAAAGGAAAAGGAGCGCAAGCGCGCCGCCCGCAAGGTCGTGAAAGACCTTAACACCAAGGGCTTTAAGGCTCTGGTGACCGAACCGATTAGCGAAGGGGAGTAAACCCCTTCGTTAATTTTGTATTAATTTTCGGGCCGGCCCGCGATTGTTAAGAAATTGTTAAATCGTCAGAAAAACACTTGACTTTCACCAGAAATTCCGCTATAATAATATTGTCAAGGGGCGAGGGAAAGACCAAGACCTTCTGACCGCCTGATGGGAAGCCCCTTGAAACTTCACAAAGTCTTAACTTGACAAACTTCAAAATCTCTGCTATAATAAAGATGTTGAAGGGGAAGGACACCACAGACCGATGTAAAGCGGTTCCAATGCGGACGGTGTGGGAACTAAAAACGAACCTGACAAGCGAACCTTCCCCTTTTAACAAACTCTTAACTTGACATTATAAGCACAACGTGCTATAATGAATACACAACAGAGGAAGGAAAACCTCACAAACCAGAAAGGGTAACAAAATGAAGAACACCATCACTCGCGTTGACGCTCTGAACATTGCCATTAACTCCATCCCCATGGACATCGAGAACCCCACCGAAGTTGTGGAAGTCCTCACGAAGATCCGCGACCAGATCGCCAAGCCGCGCAAGACCTCTGATGAGGCGAAGGCCGCGCAGTCTGCCAAGCGCAAGGCCGCTACCGCGCAGGCTCGTGCTGAGATGTGCGCGCAGGTCATCCCGATTCTGCGTGAGGTCATCACCAAGGACATGACCGCGAAGGAAATCTTCGCCGCCGCGTCTGATCGTCTGCCCGAGGGCTTTACCGCTCCGAAGGTTCAGAACATTCTCCTGCGGGAAATGGCTCCCGAACTCGTCAAGACCGAGACCAAGGGACATGCGAACACCTATCGCCTTGCCTAATAAAGAGGGGTAAAACCCCTCTTTTAATTTTAACATAAAGTTAGTTACAACTAACCGCGGGCCGGATAACATTAATTTTCTGTTAACTAACCACCCGGCCCGCTTTGTTAAGAATTTGTTAAATCGAAAAATAATACTTGACTTCGCACAGAAATTCTGCTATACTATATACGAAAGGGAACGAGAGAGGGCAAAATGTTCCGCGGCGTTGCACTAAAAGCACACGAAAACCGCCCCGAACTTCACAGATTCTTAACTTGACAAAGAGCGGAAACTGTGATACAATAAAGATGTTCCGAAGGGGACACGGCGGTAGGGTCGCCCATTCAACGCAGGGCGATAGGAAGAAACCCGCAAAAACTACCCACCGAAAACGCCCACCTTCGGAACTTCACAAAATCTTAACTTGACATTAGGCAGAAAATCTGCTATAATGAATACACAAAAGGCAAGGAACAAGCCTCAAAAACCAGAAAGGGAAATACTATGAAGAACACCATCACCCGTAAATCCGCTATCGAAACCGCTCTGACCTTTGTCCCCGTTGAGAATACCGAAGTCCGCGAAGTGCTGACCAAGATGGTCGAGCAGCTTTCCAAGCCGCGCGTGGCTTCTGACGAAGCCAAGGCTAACCGCTCCGCGAAGCAGAAGGAACAGACCGCCAAGGCGCGTGCCGAACTGGTGGCTACTGTCGCTCCTGTTCTCCGCAAGTACCTGACCGCGGACATGACCGCCAAGGAACTGTTCGAGGTCGCCAAGGGCGAACTGCCCGAGGGGTTCTCTGCTCCCAAGGTTCAGAACATCCTGCTCCGCGAGATGGCGTCTGAACTGGTCAAGACGGAGACCAAGGGCAAGGCTAACACCTACCGCCTGGCGTAAGGAAAGGGCGCAAGCCCTTTCCTTTTTCTTAACAGTTAGTTATAACTAACGGCGGGCCGGTCCTTTATTAAATTAAAGTTAAGCAATCGCCCGGCCCGCGATTTAACATAAACTTAACACAAAAACCCCTTGACTTTTGCCGCAATTTCCGCTATACTATATATGTCAGGAGGTAAGAGAAATGAAAGCACTGTTCAAGCGCATTGACCGCGAAACCGCCGCGTGGGATTTGGACGCGGGTTGCCGCCGCTATATCTCCAACAACAAAAACCAGCGCAATCTGCGCCGCAAGTTGCGCAAGATGGCGAGAAAGAAAATTAACAAGTTTTTTACTTGACAATTTTCAAAATCTATGATATAATAATTATAGAAAAAGAGAGAGAAACTCTTAAAAACTAGAAAGGAAAAATTATGGTTTTTATTACTAAGACTGCTGCCATTCGCTCTTTTGTCTGCTATCGTTGTGGGACTGAATTTAAGGCTTCTCATCCAGACGCCTACAAGACGGAAACTGGTTATGGTTGTAAATGCCCAACTTGTGGTTATGCTACCTATACTCACAAGTAAAGTTTTTGTAAACCACTTGACAACTCTCATAACTTCTGCTATAATATAATCAAGAAGTGAAGGAAAACACTTACAAACCAGAAAGGGTCAACACTATGAAGATTTCCAAGGCTATCGTCGATTCCAACATCCGCGCCGCTATTTTCAACGCTCTGAACGTCGCCAACATCGAAGGTTTCCACAAGATTAACGACCGCCAGTATGGTTGTATCGTTGAGGATGTCAACGGCGACCGCCGCTATGCCCGCGTGGGCGTCATCGTTGCCGAACAGCGCGAGGACTGTACCGCCGACGAACTGATGGCGTCCGAAATCGCGGACTACAACGTGAAGCAGGCAGCCAAGGCCAAGCGTGCCGCCGAGCGCGCGGAAAAGGCCGCCAAGGACAAGGCGAAGCGCGAAGCCGCCAAGCAGGAAAAGGAAGGGGTCTAACCCCTTTCTTTTTTGCCCACTATGTTAAATTTGGGTTAAAAATCGGGCCGGCCGCGCAATTAACAAACAATTAACTTGACTTCCTGAAACCTATCTGTTATACTATATATAGAAAAACGAAAGGGGATACCGATTATGGCTTTCAACATTCAGCACACTTACAGCGCTCACGTTAACATCACTTTCGACGATGACTTCAACGTCCGCACCTGCGGCAATATGGACGAGATCCAAGAAGCCGCTATGATTGACATGGTTCGCCACGAGTTCACCCACGCCGATGTGTGTGACGCAGAGACTGGCGAGGTCTTGATGATCATCGACCGCACCTAAGGGCAGTTTAACTGCCCTAACGGGCCGGCCAGCAACTTAACATAATCTTAACTTGACTTTTCTTACCGCCAGGATTATAATAAATACAGAAAGAAACGAAAGGGGATTTCATAATATGACTATCTACGTTGTCTTTTCCACTTACTTTAATAGCGGTGTTTTCGGCACCTATTCCAGCATCAAGCGTGCGCGAATTGCGTTTGAAGATTTCCTCGCAAACGATGAGAACATCGTAGCTTTTGAAGATCTCGGCGGCTATTCCTACCAGTTCACTACCAAGATTGGCGAAACCTTCGGCGCGGAAATCGACTTTGATATTCTTGATGCCGAATTTGTCGAAGGAGTTTGTAAGGAGGACTAAGAAATTATGAAATGTCCGAATTGTAATGCCGCGTTCTTTCCCCTTGTTGACCATAAAGTTAATTATTTACCTTGGGATAACACAATTCATTATCCATTTACTGGATACTGTCCTAAGTGTAAAAAATGGTTTGAATGGGAAAAAATTTATACTCTTTCGGAAATCACCCAACCAGAAGAAATGAAAGGAGAAGAATAATATATGAAATGTCCTGATTGTAATGTAGAACTAATAATTGATTCCATTACTCCCGAACAGGTTGACGAATGTTACTACGAAGATTTTGTAGGAACTTGTCCTTATTGTGGCACAAGTTGGGAATGGTCTGATGTTTATGAATTTAAGACCTCATCTCAACCCGTAAAATCAGAAACCTTGAAAGAAATATTAGACCACATTTAGTGGTCTTTTAATTTTATGTTAAGAAACGGGGCCCGGCCGTGAACTTTACATAAACTTTACCGCAAATATGTTGCTTCTTAACAGTCAGATATGGTATTATAGATACAGAAAAGGAAAGGGGATTTCAAAAATGTTGAAGTTCATTATCAATGTTGCCATCTCTGTCTGGACTACCTCTACTCTGTTTATGTTGTTCTTTTGGGCGAACGCTTTCATCACCACTTTGCGACATGATGGTAAAGTTTTGATTATGCCGTTTGGTAAATTCCTTTATCTTCACTTTTGCCCCATCATCCATACCATTAAGTGCTTTAAGGTTATGCGGCGCTATGCCGAACTTAAAGTAGAACGCGGAATGTAAATTCCGCGTTAATTTCTGGCCCGGCCCCAATCTTAACAAAAAAATAAAGTGGGTTTTACCCCACTTTAACCCACTCATTCTGATTCCAATCATACTGAAAATCACCAGTTTCATTCCCGAAATCTTCGGGCAGGATACAGTAGCCCACCTGTTCCCGCACGAAATCGGCGGTATCATTCGGCAACTGCCGCGTCACAAGAACCCTGTTAGCATCCTCACCAGCAACACAGAGCCAGTCCATCCAGTCCTCTACACCATTAATAAGTTTCGGCGCAAATATCCTGTCACCCTTTTTATCATAAAAGGCGTAGCAGGCATCCACAGTCCGCAGGTGCCGCACAGCTTCGCGCTCGTAGGCTTTACACTCATCGCGATCAAAGAACTCTTTATCATCGAACGAATAGAACACAGAAACTTCACGCATAATCTTTACTCCTTAAATTACAAAATCCACTTCGATCTCTTCAATTCGCCAGATATTCTTATCAGTTACATATTCCTCAATATAGTCCTTGTCCTCGTAGCCTTCGGCTTTTTCGCCGCCTTCAAACATCCAATAAAGAATGGCGTCCGTAGCCTTTTCCCGCGAAGAATAAACTCCAAACGTTGCGGTAATTTCATCAGCAGTTCCAGTCCTATCAGTAGCAGTCAGCACATACACATTCATAATTTTTATCTCCTCTCTTTTTCTACATATATAATATCACAATTTTCGCCGCGAGTCAAGTTAAATCTATGTTAAACAACGGGCCGGCCGTGAATGTTAAGTTCTTATAAAGCAAATGACCGGCCCGAAATTTAACAAAAAGTCAACATTTTCACACGCATAAATTTAACATTACTATGGTATAATGTCGGGGGAGCCAACAGTTAGTCTTGACTAACTCACTTTAGTCTGCTAAAATGGTACTATGCTACCACGTTAAAGTCTACCATTTGACTTCCTGTTAAATTTATGTTATAATTATTTTACAAGGAAGGGGAGACAGGCCAAATTACCTACCTAGGAGCTGGAAAATGTCAGGCCAGCTGGGAGAAGCTGCTACGAGCTGGAAGCTGGACCGGCCAAATTATATTAACGCACTGGCCAGCTGGAACATTACTCCTCACTGGCCAGCTAGGACTTAGCTTCCACAAGCTGGAGAAAGCTGTTGTCTACAAGCTCGACATCGTGCCATTCGCCAGTAATATAATAAGCTTGCACAGGAGCTCCTCCTAAACGCTTGCGTTTATGCTCCACTTTATATCCAATAGCTGGTAAATAATCTTTCAATTTATTCCAAGTCATCATGCGACTTGTGTTCTTATTGGCCTTATCTAATTCTGGAACTGCCATATATTCTGCTAATTCACGGCACTTATCGACTGGAATCCATTTATTTAAATACTCTTCTGGTATTTGCGGCGCGAAAACTTTCAAATGCCGCTGGTAATTAAAAGTCTAACGAGCTGCTTGAATGCGATCTACTTGATTAATAGAATCAATAATTAAATGATTAAAGCGTTGGTCTACGATAGTAATGCCGCGGGCCAGGGCTTTATTCACTATTACAAAATCATATTCTGGCGGCACCATTCCTGTTGCTACTACCATATTATAAACCCTAAGCTGCTCCGCCGTCATAGGTTTTTCTATATTATTAGGAGAATGTAATTCAATGGCATTAAATCCGCGGGCCCGAGCTGCTTCAACCAAACGTTGGTTAGGCTCAATAAAAGGTGAAAAGCACCAATATCCCTTTCCCAATTCTGGTTCAAGTTGATTAACATGTTCAATTACATTACAAAAATAAACATCATGCGCAATACGATAACCAACTTCTAATTTACCCTGATAACTAGCACTTACTAATGATTTATAATACGCATAAGTGCGTTCAGGAGAAGCTGAAAGACCAATACACATAATTCGGCCATCTTCTATTAATTTTTCCCACGCGCCCAATAAAATAAGGGGCATATATTCCTTACGTGTGGAAAACTCTTGAATAACAGAAAGAACTTCTGCGTTAGATGTGCCCGGCCTGTTAAAATCCTATTTGCGCGCTTTTATAAATGCTTCGGTAGCAAAATCAAATATACTATCACATTCGTCCCAACAAATAACATCTATTTCTTCTAACCAATCTAATTTTTCTTTAATAGCCATCTAACCTAGTTTCTAATAGCACATTACACCAATTTTATCGCTTTCAGTTATCCAAGTGCCAGGATCTCGAATCCACATATCATCCGCTTCTACGCAGCTGTCACCATATTCCTATATAAGCTGGTCTTTAAGCGCGGAAGTGTCAACTAAAAATAGAACACGATTTAAATTGCCATCCCTGGTAAAGCCGGCCAGATTATTTATAGCCCAGTAAGTTTTACCAGTTCTGATGCCGCAATCCAATATATTATAGTCGCCGCGGCGAAAAATTAGTTTTTGCTATGTTTGTAAATCTGATACTGTTGTCATTTTCTCTCCTCCCATTTTCTGATTATAGTATAACACAGATTTGAAAGATTGTCAAATATTTGTGTGTTATTTTTCTTTCAATTAAAAAGTAATAATATTATCTCTAAATTGTTTTATTTTCTTATTATAAAAATAAAAAAAACGTAGTATAAAAAATGTAACAAAAATTGACTACACCCTTACCCCTATATAAGGAGGTAGTCAAAAAAAAACACACATTTCCCTTATATATATAATATATATATTATATAAGTTATTTAATAACCAAGCTGGCACAGCGTCCAGCAACAGGTTGAGGGAATTGTTGAATAAGTTTTTTTAAATTATTTATTTATTTTAAATAATTTTTTATTTATTTTTTTTATTTAAAATTTTTAAAAAAAATTTTTCTCAAATATTTGACAAAAGTGGAAATTCGACGCACTACTACATTATCCACCTACTACCTAGCTTCTCGCGCAAACACCCTCCCCGAAAACCCAAAATTTTCACATAATTGCCACCCTCCCCTATTCTACTAGATTATAAATTAGAAGCTTTCCCTTTCTTTATTCATTTCACGATGTAACCATATTTAAAAACTTTCCATGCTTTTTTCTTCCGTGCGCGGAAAATCGCTGCGCGATTTCCCGCCCACCACCTGCGCGACAAGTCGAAGCGCAGCGAAATTGCTGCGCAATTTCGCAGCTAATCGACTTGTGCTTGGTGAGGTTTTTTTAGAAAAGAAAAACTTGACTTTTATTCAATTTTAGAGTATAATAATAGTAGAAAAGGAGATAGAGATATGGAACTGTTAAAGTTTTTGAACAGCCATGAGGATTGGAAAGAGTTGCTCGCGGCAAAACCCTATTGCGTGGAAATTAAGCAAGATGGGGATTACTTTATGTTGAAGTATAATATGATTGAGAGCGACTTTATGCGGCAGGAAGTGCGCGAAGCTCGCGGCTCCATCTTCCGTCAAAGTGCTGATGGAAAATGGATTTGCGTATGTCGTGCTATGGATAAGTTTGGCAATTGGGGAGAACCTTATGCTGATACTGCAAAAATAGATTGGGCACAGTCTGTTTCGGTACAAGAAAAAATTGATGGTTCTATTATTAAACTGTGGTGCGATCGTGGTTTATGGTATACTTCTACTAATGGAACTATTGATGCATTTAAAGCTGAGTGCGGCGATAGTACTTATGGTGATGTTTTCTACTCCATTGTGCAAAAATATACTACTATCCACAATTTCATTTTGAATTTGGATTCTATGTATACTTATTGGTTTGAAATGGTACATCCCATATATAACCCCGTAGTAATTCACTATTCAGAAGCTAGCATTTCATTTTTGGGCCTGCGAAATAATACTACGGGCGCAGAAGAAATTCCTAACCCGAAACTCTTCCCCGAGTGGATACGGCATCCTAAACAATTTCATTTTAATAATTTAGATGATGTTTTGCGCGCCTGCCATAATATGGGAGAAGATGAAGAAGGTTATGTTGTTTGTGCTTATAATCAGATGGAAAATGGTAGCTTTTTGCGCATTAAATGTAAAGGCGATGAGTATTTAAAACGGCATAAATTGCGCGGCAATGGGCCTTTGACTTCTGCGCGCATAATAGAAATGTGGCAAGAAGATAGCTTAGATGATTTTCTCGCTTATTTTCCTGAGCATAAAGATTTCGTAAATGGAATTTCATTTTCAATTCAACGTCTTATTGAGATTACTGATCTAGCCTATGCTAGCCTGAAAGGTTACCCCGATCGTAAAGATTTTGCACTTCGTGCGAAATCTTATATACGACCTATTACCAGTTATTGTTTTGCGCACTTAGATAATAAAGTAAGCTGTGCGCGCGAATACTATAAGAATATGAAAGCAAAGAATGTGGTCGATGCAATTTCAATTTCAAAATGAAATTGAAATTGCTATTCCCCGAAAGGAGATTTTAATTATGACAGAAATTATTGACATCCTTATGCTGCGCGATGGTATTTCAGAAAATGAAGCTTATACAATTATAAATGAATGTAAAGAAGAATTAATGGATGCTGTTTATCGTGGTAACTACTTAGAAGCAGAGGATATTATCGCCTCATACTTAGGATTAGAACCTGATTATTTAGATATTTTTCTGAATGAAATGCTATAAGGAGAATGTAAAATGATACTAGCAATTATTATTGTTACTCTTATTAGTTTTTATCTTAATTTTTGTATTAATCTTTGGCAATCTATGACAGAAAATATGAAAGAAATAGATGATGGTGGATCAGTTTTTTATCCAGAATATATTACAATAAATCCTTTTAAAGTTCTGGATAAAAACAAATGAAAAAATTTTTAATTATAATATTAATAATTTTTTCTATCTTACCATCATCTATTGCTTTTGCGGCGAAAGTAGGTTATACAAATAAATCTTGTTACATCTATGCGAAACCATCTACTTCTTCGGCCCGGCGAAAAGTGGCACAAAATACGAAATTATACTATGTTGGCAGCTACAAAAAATTTTATATTGTAAAAATTAGCGGACATAGCCGCAAAGTTTGCATTTTAAAAAAGAATGTATCAAAATATAAGATAAAAGCTAAAGTTAAAACAACTCCAACCCCTATCCCCTCTCCTACAATAACACCAATAGTAATTTCTGAACCTACTGGTTGGGCAAAAACAGAAAAATTAACTTGGGCAAAAAGTAAAAACATTTTAAAAGTAGGAAAGAAAGCAAAACTTTATGATATAAAAAATGGTTATGAGTTGGAAATTAAACGTGTGGGTGGTTTAAATCATATGGATGTTGAACCCTGTTCTAAATATGATACAGAACAATTATGGCATATTGCACAAGGATATTTTTCTTGGAAATGTCACCCTATGATTTTAATTGTGGGTGACCGCTATATTGCTTGTTCAATTAATACTATGCCACACGGTAGACAAACAATTAAGAAAAATGATTTTGAAGGTCATTTTTGTATTCATTTAGTAAATAGTAAAACTCACGGTACTAAAAAAGTAAATAAAGAACATCAGAAATGTATAGATAAAGCTTACAAGTGGTCACAAAGTATTTGACTTCTTGGAGATTTTATGTTATATTAAAAGAAAAGGAGATTAATATGGACCGAATGACAATTAAATGCCCTAAGTGCGGCGAAAGCTATTTTAAAGAAAATAATTCAGTTTGTACAGCTATGTATTTTCCTCCTGTATGGAAAAATGGAATTAATATAAATCCTGATGGTAATATTACTACTACAAATTGTGTTTGTATGGTTTGTGGTAATCTTTTTAGTTATCAAACTAAATATGGTGATTTATATGTGGGATGACATTATTGAAATTTTATCCATTCTCTTAGAAGGATTATTAGGATTTATATTATTTATTTTTATTTTTCCATTTATACTTCTATTTAGTATTTTTCTTGTTATATGTTTTCCTTTTATTTTAATTATATCTTTATTATCAAATAAATGAGGTTAAAATAATGATTGCTCAATTAATTGATCGAAAAACATATTATATATGTAGTAATTGTCGTATGAAACAACACGAAATTAAAGAAACGTGTTGGTTCTGCGATTTACCTTTTTCTAATTATGAAGAAGAAATAATTAAAATTTTTAAGTTAAAGGAAGAAAATTTATATGATGGATAAAATGAATTGCGGCGTTATTTATGCTGTGAAAATGAATGTAAAGGGTAATTATTATGAAAGTATTGCTTCTTTTATGTCAAAGTATACTAATACTCCTGTTGAATATTATACCAATGCCATTTTAGAAACAATTTTATCTAACGCTATTGCTGACTTACTTAATAATCTTATTCATCCATCTGTTTTTTGGTTTGAATACTGGCGATTAAAGCAATATCCTTGGGAAATGAATGATTTTGAAGCTATTTGCGCGGCAATGGCTAATATTCAAGT